GACTTCGAGCAGTTGCACAAGTCGAGCGAAGAGGGCCGCCTGGCGGCTATAGCGGAGCGTGACGGGCTACGCAGCAGCATCGCTAATGAGAAGCGCAACACGGCGGCACTGAAGATCGCGACGGGGTTGGCAGATGGGCATAACGTGGAACTGCTGGCGAACATTATCAGCGGTCGGCTGAAGCCCACCGACGAAGGCGTTAAGGTGCTGGACGCATCGGGCAATCTGACCATTTCGACGCTCGAGGATTTGGGCACGGAGGTTAAGAACGACGTGCGGCTCGCATCACTTCTTAAAGGCAATCAATCCGGCGGCGGCGGTGCCAACGGCGGGGGCAAGGAGAGCAGCGGTGGCGACAAGACGATGCCCCGCGCAGAATTTGAACAACTGAACGCCGCCGACCGTATGAAATTTCATAAGACAGGCGGCAAAACGTACGACTGACTAATAGGCGCAAACCATGGCTAACACACTGACAAACCTGTCGCCGGACCTTTACGAGGCGCTGGACATCGTATCGCGGGAGCTGGTGGGCTTTATCCCCTCGGCAACCCTTGACTCTGGCGTTGAGCGCGCCGCTGTCGGACAGCCCGTCCGCAGCTTTGTAGCGCCCGCGTCTGTGGCGTCGGATATCACCCCGGCGGTAACCGCCCCGAACGACGGCGATCAGGTGATCGGCAACGAAGTGATCACCATCAGTAAGTCTCGCGGGGTTCCGTTCCGCTGGAATGGTGAAGAGCAGAAGGGCGTCAATCACGGCCCCGGCTACTCCGCTATCCGGCTCAACCAGATCACGCAGGCTATGCGGACTCTGACGAACGAGATCGAGGCTGACGCCGCGGCAACGTTTATCCGCGCTTCGCGGGCATTCGGTACTGCCGGCACCACCCCGTTCGCTTCTGACCTGTCCGACACCGCGCAGATTCGCAAGATCCTGAGCGATAACGGCGCGCCGGTTGCAGGCGGCTGGAACGCGGTATTTGATACCACCGCAGGCGCTAAAATGCGGACCCTGGCCCAGCTCACCAAGGCGAACGAAGGCGGCGAAACGTCGCTGCTGCGCCAGGGCGAACTGGTCAATATCCACGGCGGTTCGCTCCGTGAGTCTGCGCAGGTCAAGGCGCACACTAAGGGCACCGGCGTCAACTACACCTCCGACACCGCAGGCTATGCGATCGGTGCCACCGTGATTACGTTGATCACCGGAACCGGCAACGTGGAGGTGGGCGACGTGGTGACCTTCGCGGGCGACGCCAATAAGTATGTTGTCTCTTTGGGTACTGTTGGTGCGGGGCCTATCACGCTGGCGGCTCCAGGCCTGCGTGAGCCTATCGCGGCATCTGCGGTAGCGATGACCATCGGCGCGGACTACACCGCTAACCTTGCGTTCACTCCTGACGCTCTGGTTATCGCCACCCGTGTACCCGAGCGCCCCGAAGAAGGCGACCAGGCCGACGACGTGATGATGATCACCGACCCGCGCTCCGGTCTGACCTTCGAGATTGCGCTGTACAAACAGTATCGCCAAGTGCGGTATGAGCTGTCTGCCGCATGGGGCCAGGCGCTCGTGAAGCCTGAGCACTCGGCGATCCTGCTGGGCTAATTGGACTGGCCGCCCAGAGCATCGGGCGGCTTTTTACCCTCTACAGGAGCGCACGACATGTCACACGGAAGATGCCCGACAATACGGGTTAGCGATGGCGGCGGCAGTTTCGTCGTTATCAACGAATCAGATTTTAACGCAGACGAGCACGAGCTGTTCGACGCTGCGGCGCCGGCACTACGCAAGGGCACGTCCGACTGGTACAAGGCGGAATTGACTGCGGCGGGCGTTGAGTTTGGCGACGACGCCAAGAAAATGGACCTTAAATACCTGTACGAAGTAATGACGGCGAACGACGGCTAGTGGCCCGCACTGAGATCCCGCCAGAGCCAAAGAAGAAACCCCCGTTTTGGCGGACTGTGGTCGACGGCATTTGGCTGGACCTGATGGACGACTGGGCGGCAGCGTTCGAGACGTCTGACCGGGGCACGACTGGACTCGGGGTGTTCGTGCAGGACCAGACGACCGAAATGCTGGACTTGGACTTCATCCAAGAAGTAAAAGCGGGCCTCTCACTCGCGGTCGATTCAGTTGCAGATTCTCGGGACATAGTGCTGACGGCAGGCCACGGGATGGTAACGGGCGTTTTTCCTGCGGGCGATGTCGGCACGGTTTTAGAGATAGGCAGCAGCGTAACGGGGCGATTCATACAGGCGAAAGTCCTGGCAGTTGTGGGCGATACCATCACCCTCAATCAGCTTGTCGGGGACGTGTTCCCTGCGAGTTCGCCGGTAAACACGGGCAACAGGAATTTAGCGCTTGCCGATGGGTCGAGCACCCCCGTTGTATTCCGAGTTGAACCTTCTCCCGTGCAGGAGGGGGACATAACCCGTATAGTTATAGCGATCATCGGCCCCAGTGCGATGGACTTCTCGGGCTTCGGGTCCGACGTCCCTCTGCCGGTAGGCATATTGTTTCGGGTTAGACGGGGAGACGGATCGTTCAAGAATCTACGGACGGTAGACCGAAATCTTGAGGGGTCACTGTGGGGGTTCGACAATAGCATCTTTGTCCCTAAAACGGGCAACACCGCGCACGGCATTGCATTTCGTGTGACGTTCGCGGGGCAGGACAAACACGGCGTAACGGCCAGGCTAGATGGCGCCCTCGGAGTGGGGGAGCAGCTGGAAGCTGTGGTGCTGGATAATATGATCACAGGCGCTAACACTGAGATCCGCGTTATAGCGCAAGGGTCAGAACTTCAAGGGGAATAGATCATGGCAGCAATCACAGGCACAAGCATTCGGGGCGTCGGCGCCCAGGCGGCAACGGTAACGACGCTCGGCGCGTCTGACACGCTGACGTACAACGCAGGCAAGTCGCCTATTCTTATTCTTAACAACATCACGGGCGGCGCGCTGACGCCGAACATCGACGGCGACGGCGGCACCACGCTGGAGTCTGAAGATCTCGGCAGTGTGGACGTTAGCGGCGGCTTGACCCTGGCGTCAATCGGCGCAGGCAACACGGTAGCGCTGCGGTTGAACACGATCAGCGCGTACCTGCAGGGCATCGTGACGGTCACGGGCGGCACGGGCATTGAAGCGACACTGCTGGAGTTCTGAGCATGGCAACCATCGTAGTCGAGGACGGCACAGGGCTGGCGAACAGCAACAGCTATGCCAGCGAGGCGCAGCTGGCCACGTATGCGGCCGATCGGAACGTGACGGTTACCGGCGCGGCAGATGTGCTGCTGGTCACTGCGATGGACTATATCGAACAGCAGCCGTTTAAGGGCAACAAAAACACGAAGGAACAGGCGCTACAGTGGCCTCGTTTCAGCGTGTGGATTGACAGCTACAGTATCGACAGCGACGAGATCCCGTTGTTGTTACTCGAAGCGCAGATGGAAGCGGCACTGGCCGTCGACGCCGGGAACAACCCGAGCGGCACAGTCGACCGGGCCACCAAGCGCGAGAAGCTGGACACGCTGGAAGTCGAGTACATGGACGGCGCCCGTGATCAGGAATTCAATCGGGCGCTTGAGACCAAGCTGCGCAAACTACTGCGAGTTGGAACCGGCGGCATATCCGCCGTGACCATCAGGGCGTAACCGTGACAATCTACGACGTCATGCGCAAGGTCGGCCCCAAGCTGATCGACCGCTTCAAGAATGACAACACCATCGCCCACCAGCAGAAAACCAACACGCCGGATGGCGCAGGCGGTAACGCTGTTGTGTGGAACACCGTAGCGACGTTCAGCGGCGCCGTTGTGCCGATGAGTGGAAACGAGGTGCAGCAGTTGGCCCGGCTCAACGTGAAGGTTGACACGGCGTTTTACCTCAAGAATGCGGACGGCTCGACTGTGAACGTGGATGATCGGTTTCTATTTAGCGGCCGGCTATTCACTGTCCGGTGGAATAAAAACCCTGCAGAGGGCGACGCCGTTCGCCGCGTACTGTGCGAAGAGGGCGCCGAATGACATCGGTTAGGCTGGAAGTGGTGGGGCTGACGGAGGTTGTGCGTGCATTGGAGACGTACGGCGAACGCGCGCGCAAGGAAATTGCTGACGCCGTCGAGTTGACTGCCCTTGACGTTGAGGCAGACGCCAAGAAGTCGATCAACCGTGGGACTAAATCGGGTCGGACGTATGAGAAGTTTAAGCCGCGCAGGACGCACCGTGCGTCAGCGCCAGGCGAGGCGCCAGCGGGCGACACCGGCGACCTATCCCGCCGCATCACGGCGGAGAAAGAAAGGGAGCTGCAGTGGAGCGTAGGGACTGACCTCCCGTACGGCCGTTTCCTGGAGTTCGGCACCATGAAGATCCTAGAGCGCCCGTGGCTGCGCCCCGCCATTGAGAAGAACCGCGCGCTATTCCGCAAGCGCATCGTCGTAGCCATCGAGAAGGCCAGCCAATGAGCAGCGCAGCGCTAGAAGTACAGACGGCGATATTCGCCATACTTGACGCTGACGTGACGCTGTCCGCGCTGGTTACCGGCGTATTTGACGACGTGCCCGAATCCTACACCGACTTTCCGTATGTGACGCTAGGCGAGGACGTGCTGACAGAGTTCGAGTCCGACCGCGTGCTTGGCTTTCGCGTATCGCTAACGATTCACTGCTGGAGCCAGTACAAGGGCCAGCGGGAGACTAAGCTGGTCCAGGACGCCATATACAGGGCGCTGAACCAAGCCACCCCGGCGGTGGTTGGATATAACATGATCCTGTTGCGGCAGGTAGACCAGACCAGCGAACGCGATCCTGACGGCATGACACGGCACGGCGTGCAGACGTTCGAGATGCTGATTAGGGCTGACCCGACGTTCATCGGCTCCGATTCGGTCCTGTCGCCCCTGTTCGCCGACCTGACCGCTATGTACACGATGGACGACATTACGGCGGGCACGGTAGCCGACGAGAGCGTGAACAACAACGACGCCACCGTGTCGGG